CTTTATTCGCAACTTATTACTTTGACTACTTAGCCAATTTGTTTGACCCTAAGAACCGATTAACAAACGTTAAGGTAGTTTTACCTATTTCAATTTTAACGTCTTTACAATTAAACGATAGGCTTATAATAAGGGATAAACGTTATATTATAAATGATTTTAAAACGAATTTAACAACAGGCGAAACAATTTTTAATTTACTTAATGACTTTATTCCTATACAACCAGAATCAAATTATAGGGAAACGGAAGACGGAAATTTAAGAAACGTTGAAGGGTTTTTCTTAACAAATTTTAGAATAATAGAAAATTAAAAAATAAAAATTATGCCAAATCAAAAAATTAGTCAATTAACGCCAAAAGGAAGTGCTTTAGTTGCAACCGATTTATTAGAAGTTTCCGTTTATAATGGAACAACATACGATACACGTTCGGTAACGGGTGCAAACGTAGTAAGTGGACTACAACCAACTTTAGTAAGCGGAACGAACATTAAAACGATTAATTCAACGTCTTTATTAGGTAGTGGTGATATAGCTATATCTACAGGCTTAACCGTAGGCACAACTGCTATTGCTTCAGGAACAGTAGGTAGGGTTTTGTTTCAAGGAACAGGAAATGTAGTACAACAAGATAGCACTTTCTTATTTGATTCTACTGCAAAAACTTTAACAAATTATGGTAAAGGCGGTTTTAATAGCAATACTTCTTTTGGGGTTACTGCAGGTCAATCTAATATTAGCGGTACTCAAAATTCATTTTTCGGTTTTGAAACTTTAACAAATAATCAAACTGGCAGCTTCAATACTGCGATGGGTTACACCGCTCTGAGAAATACCACTGGAATTGGTTACAATTCTGCAATTGGTTGGGGCGCTGGAGTAGGTATTTCATCAGGACATACAAATACATTATTAGGATATGGAGCAGGTGGTGGTATAACTACGGGAAACAGCAACACTATAATTGGAGTTAATATAGCTACACTTGCAGCGGGAACAACTAATAACGTTATTATTGCAGATGGTGGTGGTAACATTGCAATACGAAAAGATGCAAATCATTTTGTTGGAGTTGGTTATTCGGCAACCGCAACACTTGGAGCAAAACTTGACATCAAAGCACAAGGAGCTCTATCTACTGATATAGCTTTTAGGGTTCGTAATAGTGCTGATAGTGCAAATATTGTAACCATTCAAGGTGATGGGGCTTTTACTGTTGGCACTTATACAAGTCCGAATACAAAACTATCAGTAACAGGAACTACTTTTGGAGCATACATTACTGGTAATACTGGTATTTATGCTCAGTGTAACACAACAAGTGGAACACTTTACGCTATTGACTGTCTTGGCAGAGCGTTAAGTGGAGCAAATACTTCTTATGGAATTAGAGCAACTTCAGATACATCTGGTGTTGGTTCTACTAATTTTGCTGGTAGATTTTATGCAACCAATGGCACAACAAATTATGCTGGTTATTTTGACGCAACTGGAGGTACAACTAACTATGGTATTTATATTCAAAGAGGTGATATGGTTTTTGGAGTTTCACCAACGCTAAATAAGATAGGTTTTTGGAATGCAACACCAATAGTTCAACCAACAACAGCAGTAGCATCAGCAACCGTAGTTAGTGGTTCGGGCGGAAACGTTAAACACGATGACACGTTTGACGGATATACGGTTGAAAAAGTAGTAAGGGCATTACGAAATATTGGAATTTTAGCATAGTAAACAATTAAACAAATATAAAAATGAGTATTACAATTAAAGCAACACAAGAAAAAAGTATTTTGATTTCTGGAACTGAAATTGAATTAAGTAAAATTTACGGACGTTTAGAATTCGTTGGACGAGCAAACGGATTGACGTTAGAAATTGCAACGGGAACTTATGTAAGTCAAGAAACTTACGAAGAAGGTAAATTATTGTTTACGGACATTCCGTCAGGAAATATAAACGCAAGTTTAGAACTTGGCGAAGAACAAAGTTTAGAAACGGCGCACAAATACGCAAAGTTAGCTTATGAACAATTAGGTTACGAAGTTGAAATAAATTTATGATTGCGCTAATAATTCAACTTTTGGAATCGTCCGAACACTACGGGCAATCCGAAAATATCGAAATAGCAAAGGGAAAATACAATTTAGCCATAACAATAAAACAAGGTTGGAAAAAAGCAAAGCGACAAATAATTTATAATAAAAAACGAAATGGCTGAAAAACGAACGATTGAACTTGAGGTAAATTCTAACTTAGGATCGCTTAAACAACAATTAAAAGAAGCGAAAGCGGCGGTATTAAGTTTGTCGGAAGAATTCGGACACACGTCTTTAGAAGCGGCAAACGCGGCTAACAAAGCGGCTGAATTAAAACTACAAATAGGCGAAAGTAATAAATTAATAAAAGCCTTTAACCCCGCTGAAAGTTTGAACTCAGCAACGTCCGCAATGGGTGGCGTTAACGATACACTTGGACTTATTGGAACGTCCTTTAAGCTCGTAGGTTCGGAAAGTGAGGGTGCTGCAATTGCAATGGAAAAGGTCGGACTCGCAATGGAATTTACAAGAGGAATTTCAAGTTTGTCCGATAGCGTTGCAGCCTTTAAAACTTTAGGAGCGGTTATTAAGTCAACGGCAGTTTTTCAAGGAATCTATAATTTTGTAACAACTGGAAGTTTTAAATCTATTACATCAAGCACCGCCGCTAAAGTAGCAGACACAAGCGCAACGGTTGCGCAAGGAACGGCAACCGCCGTAACAACAACGGCAATAACAGGAGCAACAATAGCAACTAAATTATTACGAGCGGCTTTAATTACGTCAGGAATTGGAGCGGTAGTAGTTTTATTAGCAATGGCAGCCGACGCAATGGGAGCGTTTAGCGGTAGTACTGAAGACGCTGAGGCTTCGCAAAAAAAATTAGACGAAGCACTTGAGGAAACAAATCAAACAATCGAAAGGCAAAGGGGACTCTATAGTGACATTGGGAAAGTAATTGATAGGCAAACAAAACAAGATATAATAAACGCAACAAATGCTGGTAAAAGCGAAAAAGAAATATTAAAGATTAAAACGGAAGGTTCAAAACGTTCAATTGGTTTATTAGAAGAAGAAGCGGAAGAAGCAAGGAAGCTATACATAAAAATGTCAAAGTATGGAAGTCAAAAACAATATGATGCGGCAGAAAAAGCGTGGAAAGAAGCAAGCGGAAAAATGCAAGATGCTCAATTGGATTTTGATTTTGAAGAAGCAGAAAGAAACAAGAAAAAAGTAGTAACTAAAAAAGATAATAATAAAAAAGAAGTTGACCTTGACAAAGATAAAAACGATAAATTAAAGGCGCATAACGATTCGTTAACGGCTTATTACGATGCAATAGAACAAGATAGACAATCTAAAATAACGGACGCAAAAGAAAAGGAAGAACAAGAATTAGCAAATAAATATGAAGCTCTTTATTTATTAGCAGAAAAAGCGGGAATAAGTACTTTAGATTTACAAAAAGAACACGGGGCGGAAAGTTCGTTAATAAGAAAAAAATATGACGATTTAGAACGGGAAGCAATAGCAGAAAAAGCGGCAAAAGAAAAAGAACGAATTGCGAGTGAAAAAGCATTTTTAGATTCAATAACCTTAAGTGAAAACGAATTAAAATTACAAAAACTTACCGACCAATATTTAGCCGACACAATTTTATACAAAGATAATAAGGAAATTTTAGCCGCTTTAGATAAAAAATACCAAAAGGACAAAGAAGCATTAAACAAAGATACAAATGAAAAAATTGCTCAAAACGATAAAGAAGCAGCCGAGAAAAAACAAAATTTATTAAATTCTCAATTAGACGCAGTAAAGAAGGGATTGTCTTCTATTTCAAACATAGCCGAACTATTCGCGGGTAAAAGTAAAAAAAGCCAAAAACGAGCGTTTGACGTTCAAAAGGCAACCAATATAGCGACTGCAACAATAGATACTTTTATGAGCGCTCAAAGTGCTTATAAGTCCCTTGTAGGAGTTCCTGTTGTTGGTCCAGTTATAGCACCATTAGCGGCGGCGGGTGCAATAGCGGCGGGTTTAATTAACATTAAGAAAATCAAAGCAACACAATTTGAGGGTGGAACACCGCCAACGGATACAAGCGTACCAACGCCAACGGGTGGCGAACCACAAGCGCCCCAATTTAACGTAGTTGGGAATAACGGAATGAATCAACTTGCGCAGTTACAACAAAAACCGATTCAGGCGTACGTTGTAAGTTCCGAAATAACAAGCGCACAATCGTTGGAAAGGAATAGAATAAATAATGCAACAATTTAAAAAAACTTTAATTATAACAATATGCGAATAGTTGAACTTATAATTGACGAACAAGACGAGCAAAGTGGAATCGACGCAATAAGCGTTGTAATGAGTCCAGCGATAGAATCTAATTTCATTCACTTGTCAAAATACGAAGTCGAACTCAAAGAAGTTGACGCAGAAAAGCGTATTTTAATGGGAGCGGCTTTAATTCCTAACAAACAAATTTACCGCAAAAACGATAAGACAAAAGATGAATATTATATTTATTTTTCGGAAGCAACAATAAGAAAAGCAAGTGAATTGTTTTTAATAAACGCAAACCAAAACAATAGTACTTTAGAACATAGCCAAAAATTAAAAGGAATGTCGGTTGTGGAAAGTTGGATTGTTGAGGGCGAAAATGACAAGTCAAAAAACTACGGTTTTAATTTTCCAAAAGGCACTTGGGTAATTTCTATGAAAGTAAACAACGATGAAATTTGGGACAAAGTAAAATTAGGCGAAGTTAAAGGTTTTTCAATCGAGGGTTATTTTGCGGATCGTTACGAAATGAGTATTGACGAAGACGAAGTTTTAGTTGAAAAAATAAAAGAAATAATTAAAAATGGCGAAGCAAACGGGCGCACAAAGTAACTTAAAAAAACCAAAAATTAAGCGTTCTGGAGTTCACGCAAAGACAAGAAATAGCGGGTTAAAGTCAAGCAAAAACTATAAAAAAAGTTACGCAAGGCAAGGAAGATAATAAAAACATAAATGCGTTTTAACGCGGTTTTAACGCGATTTAACGAACTTTAATACTTTAACGATAGATTATACCTAAAACTAAAGATAATGGAAAATCCAATAAACATAAAGGTTTCCGAAGGGAAGAAAAAAGAAATTGATAGACCGCGTTCAAGTCCTGTTGAGGGCAGAAGGGGTTGTATATGTAAGGACGGAAAGCGCTATTCTCGGAAGTGTTGCGACGGAAGTTTACAAGCTCAAGGAATCGGAAACGTAAACTAAATTTTACAACAAAAAATAAACAATTTAATTTAATTAATATAAACTAAAAAACAAATATGAAAACAAGCGTAATTAATCAAATCAAAAATTTACTTGGAATGGAAGTAAAATTGGAACAAAGAAAAATGGCGGACGGCGTTACATTAATCGAAGCAGATGCGTTCGAAATGGACAACGAAGTTTTTGTTATAACTGAAGACGAGCAAAAAATACCTGTTCCAATTGGCGAATATGAAATGGAAGACGGAATGATTTTAATAGTTGTTGAAGAAGGTTTAATTGCAGATTTCAAAGAAAAAGCAACCGAAGAAGAAGAAGCGCCAGTTGAAGAAGCGCCAGTTGTTGAAGAAGAAGTTGAAGCAAAAAACGAAAATATAGCACCAAAGAAAACAATTGAAAGCGTAGTTAAAGAAACATTCTTTTCCGAAATGGAAGCGCTTACAAAAGAAAATAACGAATTAAAAGCTAAATTGGAATTGTTAACCAAAGTTGACGCAGTTGAATTAGAATCAACCGAACTTTCGGACATTAAACCAATTAGTTTTAATCCTGAGAATAACAAAGAAATTAATTTCCATAAAATAGGCGCTAAAAGACCGCGTAATACAATGGATTCTATATTAGAAAAATTTAACAAATAATATTAACAATTAAAAATTAAAAGAAATGCCAGCACAACCAATTATTACCACTACTTACGCGGGTCAATTCGCGGGGAAGTACATTAGTGCCGCTTTATTAAGCGCACCAACAATCGAAAATGGCGGAGTTACCGTTATGCCGAACATCAAATTTAAGTCAGTTATTCAACGTCTTGAAAGCGCAAACGTTTTAGAAGATGCGTCTTGTGATTTTCAAACAAATTCAACGGTTAATTTAACTGAAAGAATTTTAGAAGTTAAAGACTTACAAGTTAATATGCAACTTTGTAAATCTAATTTCCATTCAACTTGGCAAGGA